ACTTCTGGAGCTGTGCTCTCTTTCTTAAAAAAGTTACTATACCATGCCATAATTAATCATATATTGAGGTGCCTACTGGCCCACTAACCACCATTCTACCCTCTTCTATCACCACTCCTGTGGACTGTGCAATAGTTAAAGGTAGTACATAGGGTACTGAGCTTTGATAAATCTGATAAACAAACTGCCCTTGTTTTAAAATAATATCTACAGGCTCATTTAACACGAAAAGATTATATCTTTCAGGGTATAAGCTAATATCTGCAGTAGTAAATAGCTGAGTAACTGATAGAGTATTCATTTCATTAGTGAAAGCAAATAGATAATGAGGGGTAGGTACAGTAGTAACCTCTGTTAAGGTTAGCACTACCTGGTTAATAGTTCCCTGTTCAATGTATATCATACCTATATTATATGATGTTAGTCAAATGTTTAGAAATAAAAAAAGCCCCACAATTTGCAGGGCTAATTTTGAGCATGTTAAATGTGTTATACTACTCCGATAGCAAGTAATGCAGGGGCAGTCATATTAACCTCATAGGCTAAGTACTCATTTTCACCTAGCAAAGTAACGGCATATTTAGAACCATCTGCTCTAGCAGTACCTGATCCTTCAGCTACACCTGTAACTTGTAAGTATGGGAAGTACCAATAAAGACCATTAGCATCTAATACTATTGCAGTAAGATACTGCTGTCCTGATCCTAAAATTTTGATAGACCTAGACTTAGCAGCTTCTCTGCGTTGGAACATTAAAGAGATAGTAGAAGTAACAAAAGATGAACCATTGATTAAGTCAATAGCAGCCTCTTCTGTGAAACTAGATGTATTTCTACGAATGTAGAAGTTTTCAAATAAAGTAGTACCTGTTAAAGTGATACCTGTGATAGACCATCCTATACCTGCAGAAGGATCTGCTGGAGTGATGGATGCGATTTCATCCTGTTGGTTTATCCATATTCCATAGATACCCCCACTGTTATTATCGCAACTTTTTACAATAGCCTCGAGGGCTTGACATGTAGCTGGCATATTTTTTAAGTTTTATATAAAGGGGGTTGCCCCCCTCTATGAGTGAATATTAAGAATAGTAAACTATATCCTGTGGATTAACAAAGCTAAATCCTACCTTCATGTTCGCACGAGTTCTGATCACTGGCTCAGCAACAGTATCTGCTAAGTTTACAGCACGTAAGTCTGAAGAGTCCCCTTCACCATCAAATGCATAGATAAGGTTATCTTTTAAAGTAATTACAAAAGTGTTATTAGACATACCTGGACAAAGAACTATTTTGATACCTAAGTAAGTAAGAGCTAAATCCTGTGTAATAAATGCATTAGTATTACCACTAGCTACACCTAAACGGTAGATATTTACTAATTGAGTAGGCATGTAGATACGTAGATCAGCAGTTCTAGAAGCAATAGCTGCAGGAACCAAAGCAAACGCAGCTTCTAAACTAGCAGCTAATTCACCTACACCTGAGAATGTAGTGATAGCACCTGTACCACCATTGATAACGTAATCAACTCCAGGTACAGGAATTGGAGGAGGTAAACCTGCAGTTAATCCTTTCTCATAACCATCACACAAAGCAAGTTGTGGGTTAGCAGATAAGGTGTCACCTTGCCATCTTAATGCCTCAATTTGACCTGCAATAGCGTTTGCCATTTCAGACCAGTAGAAGTTAAAGAAAGAAGCTACTGTGAAATCACCATTAGATCCTGCTGCCATTTGTAAAGATACAAAAGACTGCTCTAAGTCAAACTGACAAACTTGAGCCATAGCAGAAAGAGCACATACGTCTACTTCATGAGAGCTTAAATCATCAGTGTTAAGGTTAGGGAAGTTACAAGGGGATGTAGCTAGTAAGCCTGTACCAAAAGTAACTGTACCAATTTTTGTTTTGTACTTAATACCAGGTAAAGTACGGAAGTTATCAGGAATTTCACTACCTGAAAGGTAAGCCTGTGCATAAAACGCATCAGTTTGTTTTTTTGTTTATTGATTATTAAATTTATTGAATTTACTTAATTTTTGCTGTACGCTCATCTTTACAGCCTCTTCCATCACCTCTTCTTCTGTATCAACTACTAGAGACTCTTCAAATTGATTTTTTAAATCAGCTATCATAGCCACAAGTGCATCAACTTGCTCAGTAATAAATGGTCGTACTATCTCTAGTATTGCCTCAGCATCTAATGCAGGATCTACAGCCATAGTCTCTTCCTCTACTACTTCCTCTTCTACTACAGTATCAGACATTGCTTCCTCTTCTACTACTACTTCCTCTTCTCTAATTTCAGTGATTTCACCATCAACCACAACGTAGATCTTGCCGTCAATTAAGTGTTCACCATCAGGTAATTTGTTCATATTATTTAATTTTAGTTGTTGCTGTTCTTTGAGCTTCATACCTAGATATCCCTCTATGCTGAAACCTACCTGCCCATCTGCTACCAGTTGAGCATAGTATTCTTTGTCAGTTACCTGAGCTGTTACCATTAGCGTACCTTCAGGTACTTCTATCCCAAAACTTGAGTAAGCCTTATCCTCTTTTGGTGTATCTACTATCCATGCTTCCAATACATAAGCAGGTACAGTCTTCTCAGTATCATGCTCTAGGTTAAACAAGTCTTTGTTAGACATGTCCTTCATAAACTTTGAATGTATCTTCTCTATCTCCTCAATTGAAAACTTAACATAGTACTCTTTACCATCCTCATCATCCTTCCTATAGATCTCCATAGGGATAAGAGCAGGTGCTACTATGCGATACTTAATATCATCTGTAAATATCATAGGCTTAACCTGGCTATTGAAAGCCATACCCATTACTTTGATAGCAGGAGTGGATGTAAAAGCAATTTGTTCTATACCTAAGTCCTCCCCATTTTCAGAGTATTCAGGATCTATTGTAATCTTATAAACTGGTAAATTATCTTTTGCCATACCTATATTATAATTATTCATATATTTGTAAAAAAATTAACTATGGTAACTATTTTAGGAAGGGAGATCCCCAACAGAATTGAAGAGCTGACTATTGAGCAGTTTGAAGCAATTACAGATATTAACAATAATAAAGAGCTGGATCCTGTGGACAGGCACCTACAAATCTTTGAGTATCTAGGAATACCTGAGAAGGAATTTTTTGACTTTGATATCTCAGAATTTATTGAGATTGTTAAAGAGTTTAATTCTGCTCAGGATCCCATGGCACAAAGTGAGCCTGTAGGTACACTAGAGCTAGATGGCTTTACTTATACTGCAGAGCTTAAGCTAACAGTAAGAGAAACTAAGTTAATAGAAAAGATAGCCATCCACAAACAGAAGGGATACATCTCAGATATGATGGCTGTAATGTTTAAAGCAGATCACCTTACTAATGCAGAGCACTATGCAGAAGCTCATCTTAAGTTAAAGTCTAAGCTAATCAGAAAATTGAAAGCAGAGTTATGCATCCCTTACATTATGTTTGTAGCCAACAAAATTAAAAAGCAAGTAGAGGATGTGCCTGCAGAAACTATAGAGCATGTACCTACCGAAGCAGTGGAGTGAGGTAACTCTTGAGCAGTTCATGGAGATTGCTGAGATAGATAAAGAGCAGGGTGCCTACCACTATAATAGTGAGATACTTTCTATCATTACAAATGAGCCGTCAGATGTAATTGAAGATATGGATATAGATGAGCTTAATTCTTATGTGGACCAGTGCAAATGGGCACTATCACAGCCATCCAATAAATACAAGTCTGAGCTTCTAGGTATGAAGATTAAGCCCTTTAATAAGTTGTGCCTCTATGAGTATATAGACCTTGACTATTATTTTACCCATAACTACATTACTAACCTTGCTAATATATGTGGGGTGCTGTACAGGCAAAGTAAACTTAATGAGTGGGGAGAAGAGATAATAGAGCCGTATGAGTATGACTGTACTATTAGAGCAGATAAGTTCTTAGACCTTCCCATTACAGATGTGTATGGTATCATTAATGAGTTCTTAAAGTTCAGGGAGAATTTTCTAAAGACCTACCAAAATTTATTTCAAGGTGAGGAGTTACCTGAGCTAACAGCAGAAGAGAAAGCAGAGCTTACACCTGAGGAGTTGAAAGAGGAGGAGGATGCTAAAAAAGATAGCAAGTGGAGTTGGGAGCGTATGATATACGGCCTATGCAATAATGATCTTACTAAGTCTGATAAGATAGGAGCTCTACCCCTTACCTACGTATTCAATATGATGGGGATGAAAAAAGAATTAGAGATATAATTATACTCTTAAAGGCAAGCCCTGGATAAAATCAGGTGGTGCAAATAATGCCTCAAATGTATATACCAATTTTTGATTTTTTTCAGCTACTACTACAGCTTCTAAGATAGGATATCTTTTGTTTAACCAATCAAAGTACTGATTATAAATTTCTTTTGTTATTCCTGCAGATGTTAGTTCATAGGTAAATTTTTCTACAAAGTCTCTAGATACTATAGATCCATTATTAGGGCCATATTGATTACTAGTTTGTGGCACTCCATTATTAAGATATATAAAATAATAAGCTGCTATTATCTGTATCTCTAATACTTCAAAGCCACCTGTTATCTTAGCATTAATCCTGATACTATCAATTAATGTACTTCCTGTAGGGTTAAGAATATCCTCTCTAATTATCCTTTTCAAAATAGTAGCCATCCTTCTCCTAGTAGGATATAGCACATTAAATTCTCCAGTGTTTGCGTATCTACCCATTAGTTAAGTATATAGTATATGTAAGCCCCATTGAATTTGCCCTGTATCTCCTGCATTAGCCAAAGTAATATAATAGATAAAGTAGTTATTCACTGCAGGGTTAATAGTGGTAGTAGAATAAGTACCTGTGTTAATCATATCACTAACTAAAGTACCTGGTGACTGTACTGATATATTAGCTACTCCATCCCAAAACAAATGCCTTTCAAGCATAGCAAAAGTATTAGTAGTAGTCATTGTAATTGAGCCTATAAGATTTCCACCTGTTAAAGATAGACTTGTATTTCTATACATCCCACTTGTAATAGTTCCTAAAGCACCTGATACCCTTCTACCTCTAGCTTTAATATGTATCATACAAGGTTTGCCTACCACTAAAGTATTAGCAGAAAGTAAAGCACTTGCACTGATAGTAGATCCTGTAGTGCCTGTTACATTAGTTCCTACAGCTAGCTTATTAGTTGGCTTAGTATCTAGTGCAGTCTGTAAATCAGTCTGAGCAGATAGCGTTCCTGTGATACCACCCCATACTGCAGCACCACCACTGGCAGCGTTAATTATTTGAGTACCTGTGATAGCAGTATTAGTAGGCACCCCTCCTATAATGGAAGTACACTCTATTAAATCTGTTGCCTGTAAGTCTCCTGTGTGAGCAGGTAAAGAGGGCCTCCAATCACCCCACCATCCATTAGCCATACCTATATTATATTTTAAAAGTTATTTGTTTAAATCGGCACAGCACAATCAGTCCAATCATTAACTGTTAAGGTGATACTCATCTGATACCCTGCAGCGTAATCTAGTAGATCATTATTTAATGGTGTAAATGTAGGTACTCCTACCACATCAAAGCTAAAGTCATTACTATCATTAAAGTAGATATTCAAATCACTAAGGATCTGTTGCGTATCACTTAAAATTGTGATGATGTTAGCTCTATCTTTTTGGATGATATCATAACAGTATATATCAAAGTTAAATTCTGTAGTATTCTCTGTAGGCACCACACCACTAGGTACAATATACACCAGGGGATACTTCTCATTTTGAGTAGCAAAGTTATAGAGCTGTTCTTTAAAGTCACTGCCTACTTTAAATACTTGTTTGTGAGCTGTGTAGAATGCAATGATGTGGTTTGTTATGGCTTGTAGACTGTTCATAGTTCTGCTGATTTATTTATTCGATTTATTTTCTGTTGGGTAGATGTTACTTGAGTCTCAGATACTACAGCTGTTACAGTCATATTGCCTGACTCACTAGAGCTACCTCCTGCACTCATGGTTCCACCTGTGTTAGCACTACCAAATAATTGAGCTGCCTGTGGTAAAGCTGTGGCTGCAGCAGTTCCTCCACCACCACCACCAGCATCACCTCCACCTCCACTTCCTCCACTAGGGGTAGCACCTGGTGATGATAGTATCTGCTTTGCCTTAGCTACGTTGGTAGCAATCTGTATAATACCACTAGCAAATTGTGCTATACCTGCAGCACCTGCAGTGACTCCATTCAATGGGTTAGTATTTGAAGCTGCCACCAAAGCTGAGATAGCCTTAGCAGTATCAATACCTATTTGTATCAATGCACTGGCCTTGTTAAATTTCTCTAGTTTCTTTTGATCCTTAATGAGCATGCCTCCTAAATTGGTAAGCCCATCTACTGTATCCTTAGCTAGTGATAGCTTTGCGTCCCTTTCTTTAGCTGCTTCTGCTACCTTAGCATTATTAGCCTCAGTTTCTATATTTAATAGCTTATCCTCATGTGCTTTTTTAAGTAGCTCTAGTGTCTCATAGTTACCATTAGCAGCCTCAACATCTAAAAGAAATTGAGCTTGTTCTGCTTCTCTCTTTTGCGTTGCCTCATCCTGTAGAGTAAGCAATAGATCCTCTTGAGTTTTTTTCTTTTCAGCTAACTGAGTAGCTATTTGTGCTTTCTCCTGCTCATCGTATACAGCTATCAATGCTTTTTTCTGCTCTTCTGTTAGGGTAGTGTTAGCCAGTGCATCTGCTCTTAGTTTTTCATATCCTGCAGCCTGTGCTATTTGTTCTTTTTCAAAGCCTTCAGCCATAGCAGCAAACTTAGCATCCGCTATCATCTGATCCCCATTAATTAAGTTCTGAGCATAAGTATCTTTGATAGCTTTTAATTCTTTATCTTTTAATTCCTCAGCGTTTTTTAAGATAAGTAATTCCTCTGCAGATAGTTTAGTGGTAGCTGTTAATCTTAGCTCAGCTAGTTTAGCGTTATACTGGTCCTCAGTTAATTTCTTAGCTAAGAATTGTTTATCTAATCCCTCTATCTCTTTCTTTAATCTCTCATCTATGAAAGTTTTTTGGTAGTCTACAAAAGCCTGCTCCCTGATAGCTTTCTCTTTATCCATACCATTAGCCATAAGGTCAAGGGTACTTTTGATAGTCATAGCTTCTAGCTTTTCTTTATCTGCATTGTAAGCCTTAAGGTCATCTAGTTTCTCTTTGAGATTATTCTTATTCCCCTTAGTCTCTTTCTTACCTGCATCTACTTTCTCCTTCTGCTTTTTAAGCT